AACCTCGCTTATAAGATGTACGAATACATTAAATCTTTCCCGTCCAAACTGAATCTGGACTTGGATTTGGATAATGCGTTCAGCCACCTGTTTAGAAAAGAGAAATTAAAAAAAGAATAGCATAATGAAAGATTATATAGAATTTTTAAAAGACAAGATGGCAATCAGCCATCAGACAGGATTTGAAGTTAAGGCTGATGAACTTACCCCGTACTTATATCCCCATGTGAAAGATACGGTACGTTGGGCTGTTTGCGGCGGTTGCAGGGCGATATTCTCCAGCTTCGGTATGCAGAAGACCGTAACCCAGTTGGAGATACTGCGGATAATCCTGAACCGCACAGGAGGCAAAGGGTTGATAGTTTGCCCCAAGCGTGTAGTAGTGGAGTTCCTGACACAGGCCGAAAAGCATCTGGGCATGAAAGTGACCTATGTACGTACTATGCAGGAGGTGAAGCAATGTCCGACCAATATCATGGTGACAAACTATGAGCGTGTCCGTGACGGCGAGGACGGAGTAAGAATAGAACCTTCTTACTTTACCGTTACCTCATTGGATGAAGCGAGCGTGTTACGTGGATTCGGAACCAAGACCTATCAGGATTTTCTTCCTATGTTTGCAGAAGTTCCGTACAGGTTTGTTGCCACTGCCACACCGTCACCCAACAGATACAAGGAGCTGATACACTATGCCGGCTACCTTGGAGTGATGGATACCGGGCAGGCACTTACAAGGTTCTTCCAGCGTGACAGCACGAAGGCGAACAATCTTACCCTCTATCCCCACAAGGAGAAGGAATTCTGGTTATGGGTAAGTACATGGGCGTTGTTCCTCACCAAACCGTCCGACCTCGGTTATCCCGATATAGGATATGAACTGCCTGAACTGCGTGTACATGAGGAAGTGGTTAGTGTGGATAACTCCACTGCCGGAGCCGACCGTGACGGACAAGTGAAGATGTTTCGTGAGGCTGCTCTCGGTCTTGCCGACGCTGCGAAAGAACGCCGGGACAACATGCAGGAAAAGGTTGCCCGTGTGGTAGAGATTATCAACCGCCCGGAAAACAAGGACGACCATTTCCTTTTATGGCATGACTTGGAAAATGAACGGAAGGCATTATGTGACGCCATACCCGGATGTAAGGCTGTATATGGTTCGCAGGATGATGATGAAGCGGACAAGGTGATAGCGGATTTCAAAGACGGACGTCTGAAATATCTGGCCGCCAAACCTGAAATGCTTGGTGAAGGTTTGAACTTCCAATACCACTGCCACAAGGCAATCATGTTCATCGACTACCGTTTCAATGACAAATTCCAGGCAATAGCCCGTATCTACCGGTTTATGCAGCAGCATCCGGTTGACCTTTATCTGGTCTATGCGGAAAGCGAGGGAGAGATATACAAGAGCTTCATGCAGAAGTGGGCGCAACACCGCCAAATGGTAGCCAAGATGACCGATATAGTCCGCGAGAACGGTTTGTTCGGTTTGCAGGCAGAGGAAAAAATGATGCGGTGGATGTTCGCCAGTCGGGAAGAGAAATCCGGCAAACTTTGGAGGGCCATAAATAACGACAATGTTCTTGAATGTCAGAAAATGGAAAATAATTCAGTAGACCTGATTGTAACCAGCATCCCGTTCTCCAACCACTATGAGTACACTCCGACCTATAATGACTTCGGGCATAATGAGGACAATAGCAAGTTCTTTGAGCAGATGGATTACCTTACTCCTGAATTGATGCGTATATTGAAGCCTGGCCGGTTGGCTTGTATCCATGTGAAAGACCGCGTACTGTTCGGCAACGCTACGGGTGACGGCATGCCCACTATTGACCCGTTCAGTGAAATGACTGTATTCCACTACATGAAACACGGTTTCCGCTACATGGGGCGCATCACGGTGGATACGGATGTAGTGAGGGAGAATAACCAGACTTATCGGCTTGGATATACGGAGATGTGCAAGGACGGTTCAAAGATGGGTATCGGTTGTCCTGAATATGTCCTTCTTTTCCGCAAGCTTCCTTCTGACACCTCACGGGCCTATGCTGATTTGCCGGTGACCAAGAACAAAAGCGAATATTCGTTGGCCCGTTGGCAGATAGATGCTCATGCAAGCTGGAAATCCTCCGGCAATTCATTGTTGTCATACGAAGATATGAAAGGTGCCGGTATTGATAAAATACGCCATTTGTTCAGGCATTATGAACGCGAGCATATATATAACTACGAGGAACATGTATCATTCGCTGAGGAATTGGAAGCCTACGGAAAGCTGCCTAAAACGTTCATGGCTGTTGACCCGGTAAGCAAGAAGCCCTGGATATGGGATGATGTAACCCGAATGCGCACACTCAATACGAGACAGTCGCAGAAGAAACGGCAGAACCACATCTGCCCACTTCAGCTGGATATTGTCGAAAGACTGATTGAACGGTATTCAAATAAGGGTGAACTGGTATTCGACCCGTTCGGTGGTATCGGAACCGTTCCTTATTGTGCTGTTAATTTAGGACGTAAAGGATTATCTACTGAACTAAATTACGATTACTGGAAAGACAGCCTTTCATACTTGTATGAAGCAGAAATGGAAGTGAGCGCGCCCACGTTGTTTGACTTATTGGATGATGCAGTATGAATGTTCATCAGACAGTCCCCCGCTCCGATTGCACCTCTTTCGCGAAATGTGGCAAGCATTCCCTTGCCTATTGCCGGAAGTACGGTGCATCCGAATGCGGTCCGTGCGAGATAGTGAAGCGGAAACCGAGGAACCGGGTGATGGTGGACGGTGTAGAACGCAAGGTGTGCAGCCGCTGCAAAAGACCGCTTCTACTATCCTGCTTCTATGACAGGACAATCTATCGCAACGGAAAGGCGTATCACATCAAGACATCATGGTGCAAGATGTGTGTTTCGGAAGACAATCGGGAACGGAATGAAAGGAAGAAATGAAAACAGTTAAACTTTCCAATTTAAAAGTCGGCGACCTTTTCATCCATAAAGGAACGGTGTACGAGATTATTACAAAGAGTAAGTGGACTTCCCTATGTAGGTATCTAAATGATAAATATCGCTTTGGTGGTTGGTGTCAATACTTGTATTGTGATTTTAGTAATTACACAAAAGTGGAAATTTAATATTAACATATTGATTATGAAACGAAGAATAAGAGAAAAGGTGCAGAAATACCAGCATAGATACAAATTGCATCAGTATTTGAAGTATGCCCGCCAATGGTGTTTTGCTCTGGCATATAAGGGTAAACTATACACGTTGTTAGACGATGGTAGAATTGTAAAGGAGAACAGTTGGTTATGAAGCGTTTAATTGATGCCATTATAAAGAAATGGTTCTGTTGCCACGAGTGGGAATACTTATTTGAGAGGAGAGTTGAAGTTGTTGATGATTGGGGCGATAGAAGTTGGTACACCGTCCGTCACTATTTCTGCAAGAAGTGTGGTAAATATAAGAAAATTAAAAGTCATTGATTATGAAACAGACAGTAGAAGAAGCAGCCCAAAGCATGGCTTACAATAAGATGCCAGATTGGGGAGGATTGCCAGCATTGGCGAAAAAATATTTTATAAAAGGTGCAGACTGGCAGGCAAAGCAATCTCCGTGGATAAGCGTTGAGGAACAGTTGCCAGAAGAAAATGAGAATATCATTATCATGTGCAAGCATGGCGCAATATTTAATGGCACATACTGTAATGGAGTATGGTTCTGTATGGACGGTTATATCAATGATATATACAAAGACAGTCCTATTTATACTTCAATGGGCAGTATACCTCCATTATGGGAGCCTGTGGCCTGGATGCCCATCCCCTCTTTCAATGAGATACTCGAAGCCAACAAGGATGTACTGGAACGGATTAAAGAGAAAGGAGACTGATATGGGAAAATACAGAATATACAGATACGGACTTTTTGACCACATTTTTGACGTTCAAGTGAAAAAGTGGTATGGCTGGGTACTTGTTAAGAGGTTTAAGGCAGATATAAGTTCTGATGACACAATGATAGATAATATTTATTATTGTGAAATGTTATCCAAGGAACTTTTGGAAAAATTGGAGGAGGAATTATGAAATCAAAACAAGTATTATCAGTCGAATAGATGAAGCTCCTGCGGGAACTTAGACTGGATACGAGCAATGCAAGGGATTTTAAGTGATAATACAGAAGTTTCTTACGCTTGTTCGGAAGCCGACTATAAGAAGGGAGAGAAACATGCAATACCTATAAGCATTGCTCGTTTCGCAATTGCTTGTGCTGACGCTTTAATTGACGAACTAAGAGATAATCAATAATATGGAAAAAGATACTATAATTCATGGTGATTGCCTTGTAGAAATGAAAAGCATACCGGATAAAAGTATTGATATGGTTCTATGCGACTTGCCATACGGTACTACTCAATGTAAGTGGGATATTATAATACCATTTGATAAACTTTGGGAGCAATACAATAGAGTTGTAAAAGATAATGGAGCGATAGTTTTGTTTGCAAGCGAGCCTTTCGCTTCTTATTTAAGATTGTCAAATATTAATTCGTACAAATACGATTGGGTTTGGGATAAAAGACACACAACAGGTCAATTAAATGCTAAGAAGCAGCCTCTTAGACAACATGAGCTGATTTGTGTTTTCTATAAGAAACAATGTGTTTACAATCCAATTATGCACGAAAATAGGCTTAAGAGGTCTTTTGTTGGAAAGGTCTACAAATCAAAGAAGATTAGTGATAATTACGGACAGCAATATGATTATATTTCCGACATTCATAACGAAAGCAAGTCATATCCAAGAAGTATTATTACGCAAACATCTGTAATAGGAAATTCAGACGAAAAGGTACCACATCCTACCCAAAAGCCTGTATCCCTGCTTGGATACCTTATCAAGACCTACACCAACGAAGGTGATTTGGTACTTGACAACACTTGCGGAAGCGGAAGTACATGTGTTGCTTGTGTAAATACAAATAGGCATTATATTGGTATTGAAAAGGAGAAAGAATATTATGACATATCGGTTAATCGTATTGAAGAAGCTATAAGAGAAAAAGAATTAAAAGAGAAAAGAGATGAATAAAGAGCCTTAGGGAGAACGGGAAACCCTAATATAGCGGGCCGCAATGCAAAGAAAGTAGTAGCTATAAAGAGCGGACGGTTACAAGGTGTTTTCCAGTCCTCTAACGATGCGGAACGAAAGACTGGCATTTGCGCCCGTAATATCAGGAATTGCTGTTCCGGAAAGCGTAAACACGCTGGCGGCTATCGTAATGGTTATGAATGGTGATATATTCAAAGCGTATTTTTCATCTGAAAACAAATGGATGAAAAGTAATGGCGGCTATTATGATGAAGTGATAGATGGTGTTGTTGCATGGTTTCCCATCCCCTCTTTCGATGAGATACTCGAAGTCAACAAGGATGTACTGGAACGGATTAAAGAGAAAGGAGATTGAATATGGAAATAAAGAACGGAATAATAATAGACGGAGTGCTGCATGAATTGAAGGAAACGAAACGTAATGATTGTTTAAAATGTTCGTTACGTGATTTATGTCAAAATGAGTTCGGAAACGGGTGTCTATGTTGGATTAATTTAGCTTCGGAATCAGAGATGACAAATAGTGAATTTAAGTATCGTGGCAAAGTGACAGATATTAAGATAGATAAGGAGGAATAACTATGGAAAATAGAAGAAAATTAGCGATATTAGTATTGTGTCGTTCTTATTTGCATGTTAATGGATTTATTACAGAGGCAGAAAATAGAAGAATACATAACAAAATTATGAAATGGCAAGATAAGAATAAGGTCTCTATTTCAGAGGCACAATTAGATTCCGTTGATTTCGTCTATGACGATAACGCTAAAGAGGAGGAATAACTATGGGATTTACAACACCATGTTTCATAAGAAAGAATACACCGGAGCTTCGGAAGGAGCTGGAAGAGTTGGGATATGAAATCCTTAATTCTGGTGATACAACTTTAGATGCACATAATTATGACGGCAAGGGAAGTCATAAAAGTATCGAAGAGGGAAAGGCTACCATAACGTCTTATGGTAATTTATATGGAGTGATATATGATGTAGATACTGTCACCAAGAAAGGAAGAATTGATTGCGGAACCAACGAAGAACTTTTCTTGGCTATTGCTGCATTAAGGGATGATACAGATAAGTTTCAATGGTTTACGGATGGGGATAAATGGATTCTGTGTCCTGAAATCAAGTTCTCTACCTATTGGGCTTACAATGATGTTGACGTGAATTTGGACGCTATTCACAAGGCTACCGTAAACGAACTGATTGAACACTTTAAAGATAAGAAAGAACAATTATGTGTAGAATAGCGTATTTTGGGACAGATGGTTGTCTCGGACATCATTTTAAAGCTATTTCCGGAGGATTTTCTCCTCAAGAGAAAGAAGACCTTAGTAAAATAGATGAAGACTTTCAATTATTCGGTTTTTCCGGCTTTAATTTTTTTACGTACAAGGGGTATGGGTGTCTTTCTTTCTCTGTAAGTCCGGATGATAATCGTTCTGGCAGTAAGACTGTGTTTTTTGTTGAGGGAACCTATTTAAAAACAGAAGTATTAGAGGCTTTGGAAGAAGCTCCGTTTGTGAAAAAACAATTCCAGAAGTTAGCCGATATGTATGGTGTAGAAATACCTAAAATAAAAGATTATGAATGATATAAAACTATCACTCCGGCAAATAGAAAAAATGGAACATGCTATCGGATTTAGCCGTGAGAAAATAAAAAGAAATAGATATGAGGCTTATCGTAATAGATTTGTAGTAAATAACTCCGATAAGGACTGGGAGGAATTGGTATCTATCGGATATGCAGAAAAGCGAGAGTTTGAGATTGAAAAACAAATCGTGTACTATGTTTCCGAACTTGGGATAAAATATTTAGGGGTGTTATTGGGGTGTATAATAATAGAAGGTAAATAACTATGACCGAAGAACTTGTGACATTAGAGACTGCGAAGCTGCTGAAAGAGAAAGGTTTCAATTGGAAGTGTGAACACCTAATAGACCGCAATAAGGTTATTACAAAATATGACCTTCCGCAAAGTATGTCGTGTTGTACGGAAATAGATAACGAATCAGTTGAATTTTTGTGTCCAACATTGTATATCGCCCAAAAGTGGCTGCGTGAAAACAAAAAACTTCATATCACTATATATAATAGTGCTTCTGGTTACACATACGATATATCTAAAGCAGATATGGGAACGGTAGTCTTTTGTTTTCCTGAAGGACCTAACGATGGTGGGAATTGGGATGCCTACGAAGAAGCACTTGAAGCAGGATTACAGGAAGCATTAAAACTTATATGAGAATGGACCCTGTTGTAAATGATGCTTATAGGCTTAGAAAACTTTTAGAAAAAGCAACGGGGCTAAAAGTATATAAGTCGGAACTAATAGCCAACTATTTTAATGGCTATCTAAGTATAGTACAAGAGTATAAGAATGAAACCAATCCGCACATTACAGTAGCACAAGGTAGCTGGTCGATAGAAAACGGTGGGGAGTATAAAATTTCACTCTATACACCTACAATCGTTATTAAAGGCAAGAGGATACTTAATACTCGTTTTGTAAAAGATGTAGCCTATAAGATAGTGGAAGCATTAAATGATGAATTTGGGGAAGATAATTGGAATACGTGCAATGAGGAGCAAAAGTGTTGGCTTCCCATGTCTCGAAACTCTTTCTATTTACAAATCCCAAATTTTGAGAAATATTAAAACTTATATGATTATGAGCAAAGGAATTTACACAAAAGAAAATGTAGGTAATGGTGTATTCATCTTTACCGTCAATAAGAATTTTGTAAAACCTAAATTTTGGGGACTGCATGAAGAAAACGAACAGGCACAATGTGTAGTTATTATCCATGATGGCAATGCTTTATTCTTCTATCCGGAAGATATGGATAATGATACCCATATTCTTCTTGATTGGGAGAAAGAGCAAACAGGAAAGATATATCCAACCACAGAAGAAGGCATGAAGGATACCGATGGAATAGGCAATACCAAAGCATTGGCTGCATCCGGAAGCGAAATTGCTGAGAAAGTCATAGCATTGGACTTATGTGGATTAAGTTGGCGCATTCCTACACTACAAGAGAGTGTCTTAGGGTATGAACATAAGGTTATGCTGAATGCAGCCTTAGCTATCTGCGGAAAACAACCAGTGAAAGATGACTGGTATTGGTGTTCTACGAGAAAAGGAAACAAACGCAATTTTATTCTCAGTTGGGGCGACGGTTTTAGATACGACAACATTCAGGACAGTGACGATTGGGTTCGCCCCGTGTCCGCTGCCTCTCTTAATTCACTTTAACCTTATAAATGATTACAACTATGGCAAAAGTATTTATAACAAAGTATGCCTTAACAGAAGGTATTAAAGAGATAGAAACAGATATTATTAGAAGTAGATTTGAAGATAGAGAATATGTAATTGATGGTTTATGTTCTTACTTCTGTATAGGGGAAAACGCATTCACCGATAAATCCGAAGCGTTGAAAAAGGCGGAAGAAATGAGGATTAGAAAAATCGCTTCTCTTCGTAAGCAGATGGAGAAACTTGAGAAATTATCTTTTAAAGTAGAGGAGATTTGATTATGGAACAAGAAAGAAAAATCGGAGAGGTATTTGAATATAATGGAGAAAAAATTATCGTGAAAAAAGATAGCGATTTTATATACGGATGCGATAAATGCGTCTTTAATGGTAGACCGGAATGCTGTAATTATTATTGCTTGTATTTTGAAAGACAAGATAAACAAGATGTGCACTTTGAAAAAGTGGAGGATTGATTATGAAAGCAAACCTTATTTTATTTCTTGCAATATTCATCATATCAGCATTACTCATCGGTCACTTCCGACTGGCATTCTCACCGTTCAGTGTATCCTTTCCCTATTGGCATAGGGCTGTAGGAGTTGTTCTTATCGTTGTAGGATGCTTGGTCTACAACATAGGTGAGCATGTATCCGGTTACAAGAAAGGACTGGATGAAGGTATGGAGATTGTTTTGAAAGAGTTAAAAAAAAGATACAATGAAGAAGATAATGTTCAATGAGATTTGGAAATCAATCACCCTAAATGAGTGCAATTTGGATGTATCAAATTATGGGAATGTTCGTTTTTCTAAAAATCATAAGAAAAAATCGTTTCATCTTAATAAATATGGTTATCCGACAATTCGCATTCAAAAAGACAGAAAGATATACACATATCGAATACACAGATTAGTCGCCCAATTATTTATTGAAAATCCCTATCCAGAAAAGTTCGATTGCATCAATCACAAAGACGAAAACAGACAAAATAATTTTGTTGAAAATCTTGAATGGTGCGATAGGAATTACAATAACAACTATGGCAGTCACAACGAAAAAATAGCAAAAAGCAAGAGTAAGCCAATCATTCAATATGATTTGAACGGAAATATTGTTAGAGAATGGGAGTCTGCATCTGTTGCTGCAAGAACATTAGGGTGCGCTCAATCAGGAATAAATTGGTGTTGTTTAAGAAAACCAAAACACAACACATGTATAGGTTTTATTTGGAGATTTGCGGACGATAAAGATACTAGATATAAAAATGGAAAATCTATAATCAAATATGATTGTAATGGAAATTTTATTGAGGAATATATAAACATTACCTCTGCCGCTAAAGAGAATAAGATATGTATAACTTCAATAACCAACTGCGCTAAAGGTCGGTCAAAGACCGCAGGAGGTTTTAAATGGGAATATAAACATGTATAATAAAATGAAGAAGATACTTTTTTCAGATAAATACAGTCTAACCCAGGCTGTATTGGATGGTCGGAAGACTATGACAAGAAGGATGGCTGCCATTCAGCCACCATACAAAAACAGTGAGATATGCTTTCCTACAGTTCTTCTTTTGGAAGATGAACCCGAAAAACACCCTTTGTGGCTTGCTTATTGTTGGAGGAACAAGGATAATCCGGAAGAGTCTACTCCGTGGATAAAACCGAAGTATAAAAAAGGAGAAGTTGTCGCAATAGCGCAGTCCTATAAAGATTTGGGCTATTCTCCCGAAGAGCCATTACAGGAAGAAGCTGGTTATTATCCCCACATTAAAGATGCTTCCGGTTGGACTAACAAAATGTTCGTCCGCGCCGACATCATGCCCCATCATATCCGCATTACCGACATCAAGATAGAACGGTTGCAAGACATTTCCGATGAAGATTGCCTGAAAGAAGGAATTTACAAAGGACAATGCGGAAGTGCAGATACACATTTTATGGATGTTTATTATTATAAAGGAGATATTCAACCTTATTGCACTCCTCGTGACGCATTCGCAGAACTGATAGATAAAGTCTCCGGCAAAGGTACATGGGCATCCAATCCTTATGTTTTCGTATATGAATTTGAACTGATTGATTAAAAACGAGAAAAGATATTGATTATGAAACGTGAAATAAAATTCAGAGGGAAAAGTGTTGATAATAATGAATGGGTGTATGGCGATTTAATTCATATTGGAAATGGATGTATTATATATCAAGGCTCACAAAGTGATTATGAAATTACCAATAAGACAGGTGTAGCTATCGAATTATTCGATGATGAGGTTTCAGTTGTACGTCCAGAGACGTTAGGTCAGTTCACGGGCTTATGCGATAAGGATGAAAAGGAAATCTATGAAGGCGACATACTTATGTGTGAGCAACATATAGCTCTTGTATTGTGGAACAAAGAACTTGCTACATTCGCATTACAATTCGATTTTGAAAAAAAAGTTGGCATGAGACCTTTAGGAGAATGGCATGCTATGACAGTCGTTAGTAATATTCACGACGCCTCGAATTTGTTGAAAGAAAACAACCATGACTAAATTAGAGCACATCGCCACAATTGATTACTGCTACTGGCGATTGGGAAAGTTGAATGAGGCTCTTTCCAAGCCTAAATCGACTATGGAGCAGTTGGTTGATAAAGCCTGCGGTTATAATGAAGTGGAAGAAGTGAAAAAGGAAGCTATAACCCTTTTGGAACAGATTGTTGAAAGTAAAAAGGCTATCGGTGTGAATTATTCGGGAGATAGCAAGTTCCTTGATAAATTAAAGAACAAAGAAACACATGAGTAAACTATACAAAGCAACCCTCTTCGGTAAATCATTCATTATAGGATGGTTCAGCCATGCGGACAAGTGGTATCATAAATTTAGTATAATATATTGAACCAATGAGAAGAGCAGACAGAATAATCAGAGACAGACATTCCCGCATCCCGGACAAATACAAGAAGATTGACACTACGGTCAACGGGGATGTAGAAAGCCTTGCCGAACAACACAAGGAAGTGGAAAGAAGGCTATTCCCTCTACGCCTTAACAAGACCACTGTTATTTACGTCACAAAAGACAAACAGAATGAAGCATATGCAGCGAAAGCACGTAAACGGATGGGGATAACAGAGCCTAAGAAACCTTTCGTTGACCCACTTTCGGAAGAAAACATTACCAAGTTGTACAAGGAAGAAAATATACAGCCCCGCAGAATGGCAGAGATGTTGAATGTAAGTGTAAGGACGATATATCTAAGGTTGGCTAAGTATGGACTTACAAAAGTTAAATGCAGATAGTAAACTTACAGGCATACAGATATAACCCTCACCAAAACGGCAAGCGGTATAACCCAATGGAGAATCCGTTCAAAGCGTTCTAAACGTTCCATTGGATAACCCGGAAAAGGCGGCAATAGTCCATGTAAAGGACATTGTCCGCCAATTCAAGCAGTTCATCTATGTAATCCCTTTTTCGCATCACGTTCAAGTTTTCTACGTTGTTGGCGGTTTATACCATTTGCCGCGGCAAGGCTGTTCAGCGTCTCTTTCTGTTCGGGAGAAAGCATGTTATATACTTCTTCCCGGGATTTGCCTGATAAAATGGCTTGTACTATTTTCCACATAAGCTACGTCTGCAATGTTCACACAAAAATTTCTTCGCTACCGGGAACATCTTCTGTCCCACATATCCGCTAAGGTACTGCGCCTCTTCCCCGTATGGGTCGATGCCGAACGCCCGTGAGATATGCCGGCATAGATGCCCCTTTTCATGGTCGAAAGAGTTTTGAAACTCTGCCGGGGAAGAAGTAAGGGCTATAACCATTACGGTTTGCCTGTTTCGGATATTGGAGTAAGTGATACCCGTATTCAGATTGCAGGAGCGCATGTTCTTATAGGCATTCACCAAATCCAGCCCCCTGCATCCAACCCGCTGAAGGTCGGCGATGATACGGTCGGTATAATAGCAGTCCACCGCATAATATACCCTTACTTCCCAATCATAATCCGGTATGTAAAATTCCTGTATTATCATAGGCTACATCATCTGTTCCCACATGATAGGATTGCCGGAGCCTATGCAGTCGGCATAGAACCGAGTGAAAGGCATTCCATTGTAAGCGTCCACATCATCTATGTAATCCTTAATGAACAATGCGAGATGGGCTTCGTCAGTGATAGAACTTTTGTAGTAATCCGACTTCGCCATGTTTGCCACGTAAACACTGTCGTACCCTGCATCCTTCTCCAGGTTTACACTGTACTTTTTCAGAAGCTCCTCTACCTGCTCTTTGCTGATTGGCTCCAGCTTTTCTTCTTTACCCGTAGATTTATTTTCCATCTTCATGCGGGAAACAGCCCATAGGCACATCTTCTTGCTGAAATGCCATCCGTACTGGCTGAGATAGTCAGCCATTGCAGGCGGTATTCTGTCGTATGTATCTAATCTTTGTTTCATATTTTCCTGATTTTAAGTGATTGGCAAAAGAGGGGAATAATCCCCTCTCCATTACATGAACTCTCCGTTGGCGCGTCTGCGTCTGCGTTCGCCCATATCATCACCGTAAGGCTGTGAATCGCGGCGTTCGTTGTAAACCGGATATTCCGGGAAGTAACCCGGCATACGGCGTTCGCCCATATCTAAGCCGCCGCTATAGCTTCCACCGCGTGAACCACCGCTGTTACGATAGCCCATTTCACCGCCCTGCATCTCACGCATGGCTCTCTCGTAACCATGACGGCAACCCTCTCTATAGGCTTCTTCCATAGGATTACCGCCTCTCATACCGAAGTCACGGTCATATTCTCCGCGCCCTTCTTCCAATATTTCCCACATTCCCATATTATTTCTTTGTTTTAGATGTTTCAGCCACTCCGAGCTGTTCCATAAGCCGTTTGTTCAATTCCATAAGGTCGGACATGTTCTTGCTCATTTCTGCCATTTGCCCTTTCAGAGAGGATATTTCCTGTTCCTGACGTTGTTTCTCTGCAAATTCGGGGTTCAAGAGCGTCAGCATCTTATCACATCCCGCAATGACGGAATTGTGGAAGTCCATGCTGTTGATAATGTCTATGCTTTTCTGTTTCATAGAAGCGACCTCGTTGTTCATCGCATCACGAGAACATGACACTACGATATTACCGTTCTGTCCAAAGTCGGCTATATCCATGCCGGCAGGTAGATTTTGGAAAGTAGTGTTCTGCCCGTTGATACAGACAACGACATCCACAACCATTTCCATTTGGGGCAACTGTCCCATAGGGGGTGCCATAGGATATTTCGGCTTGGGAGCGGAAACGCTGACTACCGGACCGTATTCGATAAACGGGTTAGCATCCTTATGAAGTATATACAACTGGTTATTGGTACGAAGTGATTGAAACATATTGGTTTGATTTTAAAGGGGTGTGGCTATTCCCATTTTGGAAACAACCACAAAGCCCCATGTTAACTACTTGCTCTTTTGAGCGGTTGCTTCTGCTGTCGGAGTCGGTGCCGATGCGGTTGTCGGACGATACCCACCGTTAACAAGGAACAGTTCGTTGGTGTACTTGTTATAGTGGATTTCGTAGATACCCGTTCCGGCAAGGTTGCCGACAGTTACCGGCTCATTGTTGTAAGCCAGCAACGGTCTTGTATCCCCGTTAGTCCCTATCAGTATCGGGAGTGTAGCAGTCGTGCCGGCTGGTATCGCCTGGCGGAGACTGACATAGAAACCGCCTACATAGCTTCTGTTACGGAACGCATGGTTAGGAAGTTCCAAAGTCACGTTCTCCGTGCCGACCGTTACGGCTACTGTAGGAAGGGTATTGAAATTAGCCCTTCCAATAGTAGGAAACAAGAAAGGAAATCCTGTAAAAAAGTTAGGCCACATAATTACCCCCTTTCTTACCGGAATTAACCCCAGTAGTTGTTACAACCACAACCGCCACGTCCATACATTGCATCACCGGCGTAAGCACCGAAAGCCGCAGCACGGAAACAATCTGTGTTGATGGCTTGAATATTAGGGTAAACAACCGGAACAGTGTTAGGCATCTTGCATTTTATTCCATCGACATCGGACTGCAATGCCTGCAAGCCTGCTGCCAAAGGAGCAATCTGTTGTCCTACTGAATTCAGGATAGTAGCATTCTGGTTACGTTGGGAGATTTCAGCAGTCAAAGTGGCTTTTTCTGCTGTAAGAGCCGCAATCTTGTCCTGCAATGCCTGGTTCTGCATAGCGTCCAGCTTCGCAAGGATAGCATTGGTATTGGCGGTCGCACCGTCACGCAATGAAAGGGCATTCTGATTGGCTGTGTTGACAATCGCGTTGGTCTGATTGCACATCGCAAGCTGGTTCTCATAGCCCATTGTGGTAATGGCGTTCTGAGTCTTGCAGCAACAATCTGCAATCTGAGTAAGAACAGCCTGATTTCCGGACTGGAATGCGTTGATGATTTGCTGGCTTGACATGCCCACCTGATTTCCTACATTGGCGATAAGTCCCTGGATGTTGCACAGGGCGCTCTGTAACTGTTGGGTAGAGCAGTTCAAAGAAGAAGCAAGCTGGTTGATGGCATTGCCATTGCCCTGAATGGCTGACATCAGGTATTCACGACCGACATCACCGTTAAGCTCGGCAGGCAGACCTCCACCATTGCCAAAGCGGTTGCCAAAGCCGTTGCCGCCCCAACAGAACCACAAAAGGATAATCCAGATGAACCACCACGAGCCGCCCCATTGGTCTTGGCTGCCACGTCCCTGGTTCAGTAAAGCGAGAAGTCCGGGGTCTACACCCTTGCTTCCCATCAAGTTGGGCAACATAGCCATGATGTCGAATTTGCTTCCGCCACCATTTCCGTTGTTCCCGTCTTGATTGAAGACATACGTTCTTTCCATAGAGATTTATATTTTGTATTACGGTCAAAATCAACCGCATCACAAAAGTATAAATACCGATACTGCCATAAAATCAGTTGTTTCCCAACGCTTTCCTAATGTTTTCCCAATATATTCTCAACATTTTCCCGCCTTCCATACGTTCTTGAAAATTGGAAATCATGTAGTTTATCGCGCGTTTGGTTTTGTGGATTTTAGGAGCTATCTGCGAAGGATACATTCCCCTTTCGACAAGCAACTGTACAAGCAAATAGCGGGCGTCTACGGTTTCCGTATCCTTATCCGAAGATAGTATTCGGCTGGCGGGTATTTCGGTCTCCTGCGCCACGAGATTGATTGTTTCGGCAAAGATTTCTGACTTACACATAGTTTTTCTGAATTTTATATTTATCTTTGCCCTGCCACATAAAATATTTGATTATATACGAACAAAGCATAAGATACCGTGTTGAAGATATTAAAGCCTCCAACGTGCGGTGTCTTATGCTTTTTTCAAATTTTTATGTGGCAATAATTATTTGAACGTTGGGGGCTTTCTTTTTACTCTAAGCCCCGAAAGAGTGTCAGCTACAAGCCAACTTCTACATCGTTAATTTCTTTCTTATCTTTATGGTGAGCCAAACAATTACGAATAAAACACATGTCAGATTTATCGAAATGCTGGCACCACCGTAATTGATTTTAAACTTTTCCCACCATGACAGTTCCCTCTCTACCGGATAAGGTTTGGGCACTTCAATCCTTCTTATCTTTTCGATAAAATACGGCATTTTGACCGTTACCGTAGCATGAGGATAAATGCCCAATGAATGGTTCAATATCCCGTTGCTAAATGAAGCATAGCTGTAGGCATACGGATTGCGAAGGAATGACGTTGTATCGGCAACAGATACGCTGTCCTTGTACGGTATCAGCTTCTCTTGAAATGTAGTATCATGGAAAACCACACTGTCAAGAACCTTTGTCTCAACCGGCATATAAACAGTCCTCGTCCTACAGGAATACACCGTCAACGCAAGAAATACTATATACACTAACTTCTTCATAACTTCAACAGATAATGATTAACAACCATGCCTGCACATATTGCGGCAACTCCATACAGCAAGTCTGCTTTGTTCCACTTACCGTTATAGTAGTGGCAACGGTCGCTGTTCTCCTTGATAAAGAGCATCAGCAGTGCAGTGCTGCCACCGAATACTATGGCGGTGGATAGATAGACCACCGCACCTAAGATGTTATTTTTCATACCATAAATAATTAGTAAAACACTACACTGTAGAACCACTGGCATCTACCCATGAAGAACCGTTCCACCATATAGGTTTACGCAGGGTCACATCAAAAAATTGAAAACCATTATCTGCATTGCCAGGACGTTGTGAAGTAACTCCTACATTTAAATATGGAATTGCGAGAAAATCAGTAAGCGGACTTTTTAAATTCCCATTCGTTGACATCAAGACTCCCTGATTGTAAAAAAAATGCGGGTATAAAGTTTTGTCCGGTATGTCGTCCTTTACTGGTTTCCACAGCAATACCGATGTCTTCATACTTGACCAGGTAGAATCATGTTCACCGATTAGCGCACAGTCTGAAAAATCCTGAAACGATAAGGTTTCAACGTCATTAACCGAACTGAATCCAACAACAACTTCTTTTTTCCCGTTAGGTGACTCTCTGTATATCTCAAACCCATAGTTCTTACCTGGGTTTATATAGAAATATGGCGTTTTCTCTTTATCACTATCGGTAATATCTATATTAAGAACACGTTTGGCAATAGGTATATTTTCTCCACACAACAGATATATTGTATATTTATAACTTCCATTTCCCCTATTATTAATAATATTACCGATATCCCTTAATTCAATATTTCCTCTGTTAAAAGCGTCCATAACATACTGACGCATTCCTAATGAAGTCGTTCTATTATAATTATAATAACAGGCTTTGTACCAATTTGTATCAACCAATGTCCCCCCTATCCTACAGTTGAAAAACACGCAATTCATATCCACAATATCAGTATTATTCAAAAACTCAGGCATTGTCATATCTCCGGCTTTATCCCATAACCCTCTAAAATAACAACCAATATATGTTACACCTTGATTTTCACTTAATATCCTGCTATTCATATAAAAATAGCAGCCTATAAAGTTGGCTTGAATGAAACCTCCACTACCTTCAATTGTAACTCCGCTGGCTTCCCAGTGACAGCCGGTAAAATTAGCTTTGATTTTTTGAGTTAATGCTATATTGCTTTGTATGCAATTAATGAAGTTAGTATACAGTCCTCCTCTGAATGTACCTAACTTATAATCAAAAGTCCTTTTTTCGTTATATCCTCTGAATTCATTTACCGAATTAAATATCCAAGCATCTCCCGCTAACTCCTGTCCCTCATTCATTTTGGATATAGTACCATCCCTTAACACCACATTTATAGCATCAAGCCGGTATGTTACATCTGAATAGGTGTCCTCCCATGAATAATAAATGACATTATGCCAACGCATAACATCAATATATCTATCAGCCAATGCCAGTATATAAGGAGCCCGCCTTATACTAATATTGTCCAAACGTACAGGAGCCCCACTGATTATGACAGGAATTTGCCAATTACGGTATTTCGTATCGCTGCCTTTAGACATGATAAAACCTTCTTTGATTGAAAGCCCGATAGAAGAGTATGCCGTTCTCCAATCATTTATTCCATCATTCATGTTTATGACAATATGGAAATCTATGAAAGAAGACATATTCATGTCAATCGACAATTCATTCAAAATCTTTGCATCTATGTCTTTGGTAAACAGATAAGTCTTCTTATTGGAACATCTTATACTGCGACATATCCGCACGATTGCATTAAATGCATCAGAGCTGTCTGTTTTACCGTCGTTGGACGCGCCAAACCATTCCGGCATTAAGTATTTGTTTTCTACATCCCCTTTGATATTCAACGCATTTAAAAAAACGCCCCCATTAAATTTTAGAATACACCCTTCAGGAATGCTTATCTCAGCGCCATCCAAATCAAAATCATACCTGATTTCGTATATAGTATCAGGCTGATTTATCATTTCCTGCGTAAGTATATTTTTACCGTCTATAATATTCCTGCGCAATATTTTATACCCCTTGCCGCTGAATCTGTCAGGACTAAAAGGGCGGTCGGCAAATTTTAAAACACTTAAGTTTTCCCCTTTGTCTACAGACACAAGGTCCTCGTCGTCCGCAAGACCGGAACCGATAAAACTCTTTAGGGTGTTAGGAGTAGTAGAACCATTTTCCCTGCCTTCTTGAAATGGAAACTGCTCATTACCCGTCAAAACGTCTCTTTTGGGGAGTTGTCCAATTTGTTGTCCTTTTTCTGTTTTCTCTTCCATACTACTATTTATTTTTACTTGTAAGCAATATCGGCTTTCCGTTAGTCAACAACAATGGAGCGTCATTGGCTAATAATAAAGCCCCTCCGTCAGGAAATGGATGCGGCTTATTCCCGCCAGCACCGGGAAACCCTATGGTAAGTATGCTGATTACGGGAATGCCGATTATAGGAATGCTGATGTGAGGGGTAGTGATTGGTTTCATAGGCTATCCCTCTTTAATCATTTTGGCTTCTGACACTTTCGTAGCACTTCTTATTGTAATTTCCATACCTGCCGCTATGCCAATAAGACGAAATATCACATTGGGAGCCCCTAAGGCTTGATTGGCATTTGGGGAAAGCGGGATAGGATTCATGCCTTCAATATTGGCAAATACAGTCACCATTCCGCCCTTGTTCTTTATCTGTATGGTAACGGGATTGCCGTCACTGACAAACGTTGCGTAATACGCTGTTTTGCCTTCTTCTTGTTGAAATGATAAAACTTCTGCTGCCATGATGTTTACTTTTTAGAGTTATTCAAATAGTTCACAATTCCCTGCACATGCAAGTCCACTATTGCCCGCTTCCCCTCTTCCGATAATAAGAAGCCAACATCTTCCTTATTGTCTTGGAATAGGTTCTCTGTAAGGACTGCCGGGCACTTCGTGTGCTTCAAGATGTAGAATCCGCTTTCCTTATCAGGGTCGCCATCCGTCATATCCTTGCGTATCTTCATACCTGGCAAAAGTCGTCCGGCTGCCGCATATAAGCTATCAGCTAATTTATCGGCTTTCGTCTGACCTGCCGAAGTCCACGCTTCCCAACCACGCGCCTGCATCCATTCAGAGCCGCTTCCCGCTGCATTACAGTGGATGGATACGAGAATTACTTCACTTGCCTTGTATTCGTTTGCCCTGCGGCAACGCTCCGATAAGGGAACGTCTATTTCCTCTTTGACGATACGTTCGGCATCAACGCTTTGTTTGCGCAATTCCGCTTCCAAACGTGTGGCAATCTCACGGGCATACGCATATTCTTTCAATCTTCCGTCCGGTGAACACTTGCCCGGAGTGTTACTTCCGTGTCCGTTGTCAATCAATATTTTCATTCTGCACGTCCTCCTTGAAATATTTGTCATAAACCACACGAGCCACCCATCCGGCGACAACGCCGACACCGAATGATACAACAGTAGTCAAGTTCACCCAAAACGGAGTGTAGTGCATGTAAAGCATAACTCCCACGATGATAGCGATAACAATCGCTGCGATAATCAGTTTCTTTTTCATTTTGTTACTCCTTATCTTTAGTTATTATTTCATTCATATCTTCTTTCTCTACATCGAGCACTTTCTTTCCGAATAATCCCAACGCTTTCAGTAAATTGAAATTATATCCCTTTGGCTTTAAGATATTGCTTATGATAGAGCAGAACTCTATGAAGCAGACAAACAAGCATGAATACACATCAATATTCCATTTATTGCCGGAAGCAATGTTTATCATCACCACCATACAAACAAAGGCAAAGTATGTTACCATTTTACCCATAGTACGGCGCACAGCACTTGAAAACCGAAATTCTTCACCCAATAGCAGGCATTTCCTTATCCCGAACATCAAATCGCATACAACGACTGAAAATGTTACTATTAGCCACGGTATCATGTGTTCCAATGACTGCGCAATAAAACTGCTTGCTATTACCGAGAAACCACCCGGTATGCTTTGGGTAATAATGTTATTCTTCATCTTATCGTTATTTGTCAATTATTCCTATCTTTGTGTCTCTTATCAAATAAGCGAACTACTGTCATTCCGTTTTGCTCGTGAGAGTAGGACGGGATTTTCATATCTTACCGTAATAGCGGAACCATGCACCCCATTTACGTTCTTTCAGATAGTTCGGATTATCCTGGTTGAGTTTGGCTTCCATCTCAAATGCGCTCGCACGGTAAGCGTTTTTATTGACCTTGCCGTCCCCAATCTTGCTGTCTGTAAACAAGTGGTACACGAAGCTCACAAACCATTCTGCCAAATAAAGAATGTAGTAGAATAGCGGGATAAGGAGCAACCACCACGCACTGACATGGAATGACAATAATACGGACGGGATAGCCGCTATCTCCATACACTCGAAGAACTGTTTCTGATGTGTACGTTCATGGCGTATGGTCGCTTCGGACAACTCTTTCAGTTTCGTAAGGATGAAGCCGAAGAGCATGATTGTTGTGTAGTCGCCAAAGAGGATGAGTTTGGCAAACCAGTTTTCATAAAATACTTTTACTCTCATAATCAAAAAAGTAAACACTTTGTTATTTTATTAATATTATTGTTTTACGCATTCATTAGAACACAACCCAAACCGAAAATCCCTGTACTATCTGCAATATCAAATACACTATCGCTATTATTAACGACAGAATCAGTTATTTCTGTAACAAAATTATTGGATATAGACTCCTTTTGTGTAATAGCTCTTATTGGAGTATTATCTTCATTAAAAAGACTAATAGCAGTAGGTGCTCTAAATGAATACCATTCGATATGTTGTTTTTTTATCTCAGTTCTTACTGAATCTCGATATAAATAAATAGGGATACTACTAAGATTGCAAATAAGAACAAATTGTGTATTAAATTCTTCATGTACTAAATCATCTGCAAATGTAATATTATCAACAAGTTGTTTAATATCAAATTCTTTGCCCGCAATCAGCTTATCTCCAGCAAATAGCCCTGAGGTCAATTCTCCTATTTTTAACATAATCATTATCCTTTAATCGGTTACACAATATGCTGTATTGTCATCCTTAGAGCCAATAGCCTCGTACTCGGCAGCGGTTTTCTTGGTGAGGGTGGTGAGGTTGTCGGAAACGAGTATATCTTTTACTACGAAAAAATTTGTAGCATTTGAATTCAATGCAATAAAAATTCTTTTTGTAACTAAGCTAATATTATTTGCATCGGCAATAGAAGTATAAGTATAAATAAACGAAAGTTCATAAGCTCCATTATTGGGATTGCAATATGTGTGACTCGTACTTACTTTAAAGATTTCTTTTTCTGTAATTTTTAGGAATAAAATATTATCACTTAATAATCTATGTATAATATTTTTAAAATTATCAATGCTTCCAAATACAAGATTTATTTTTGATTCGGCTTCTCCTGCTTTAACTTCTTGATTTGAAGTTAACTGTTGGTGAGCTTCATTTGTAATCGTAAGCAAAATGTGTTTATCATCCACATACTTCTTCGTTGCAGGCTGGTAATCGCCCGTAGGGGTGAAACTTTCACTGTTGGTTTTGGTGAGGACGTCAGATTTTGCAGGAACTTCCGCCCAATCCCCATTCTTACGACCGTATGCCTTTCCATCAGTTGGCGCTTCATCTATGCCGCCTATCTTCCCCTGGCTTATCCATTCACCGTTCACCCATGCGTAGTAATCATAAGGAACTTCCGTACCTACGGCCATGAACCCGTCAACTGCCGAACCATCAGGAACGGCGGATTTCAAGGCTTCAAGGGTGGCGTATTCGCCGGCTACCTTAAATGATTTCCCAGGTTCTCCCTGTATACCTGGCTCGCCTTGTTCTCCTTTCAAAAATTCTAAAGGATAATTGACTACAGAAGATTTACTGTCGTTTCCTGAAGGTTTAAATGCAGGTAATGACGTTACATCATCCGCTTTGTCCGCATTCGGTACTTCATTAACTCCTATGGAGCTAGCCATAAGGCGGGCAACTATTTCCTGATAATCCTGTTCTGTCCAAGCCATAATTATTCCTGTTTATCGGTTGCTTCTTCCGGTTGATTGTTGATAGCACGATTGAGCGCGTCAATGAAGAAAGGTTTGCAAAAAGTATTTGCATGCTCTTGTATCAGGGACACTTCTTCATCGGTATACTCTGTCTCTTCATTGGAGTTGTATATCTTCAAAGCGAGTGCATGCGATGCGATACCGTTACCGTTCCGGTATAATACATTCGCAAAATTCTCTCTACAATCTATATTTTCACAATGCTTACGGGTAATGTCCGTAGCAATCAGTAATTGTTTAAAATTTATCTTTTTCATGAGTTATAATTATTAGTATTATCCACAGTAAAAATGAACCCAATAACTGCCGTCAAAAACGAAAAAGCAGGATATTTGATTGATTGAAGAAGCGTTCGTTGTGCCTCTGTTATTGGAATTCATTAGGTTTCCTTTTACCCAAACATTCCGGTTCAATTGGTTCTTCAAATATACAATCCGACCCGTAACAGCCGAACTTGGAAGAAATAGAGTAGGGTCAAAACTTATATCCGGTCCTCCATATATGATAATGTCATCGGTATCACTGACCGTATAGCTCGGTGGGGCAGACATCATACTGCTGCCTAAATTGCGGACGCCCGCAGCAAATCCGGAAGCCTGCAATCTGTTTATTCTTACCGATTCACCGCTCCTGGCATTTAATTCTACATTGCCCAATGCTTCTATCGCACAAGTATCATATCCAGCCTGAGCCATTACTCTTACACCGATTGAATGGTCACCGTAGGCACTCAGACTAAGTGCCGTAATCCCATCTCCACGAATACCGCACATTGCCCCGGAAGAGACATTCACTTCAAAAAATTTTCCACCATTCTTGCCTATCCTCAATGTCGCAGTCGGATTTTCCTTTTCGTTTTCAAGTCCTCTGTCGGTTATTTTGAATGCACCGATATACCCGCTATCTGCTGTTATATCTCCCGTAAAAGAGCCATTATGACATTCGATAGAGCCATCTTCGTGTATCTTGATATTTCCATTGGCGGTAATTATACCTTCCAACTTAATATGTTGCGACTTTAACGTTATACTTTCCGCCGACACATTAAACAAGGACGAAGCTTTTACTCCATTTTCAAACTCCGCAGCAGCCCAAATCTTGACACCATCCGCAGTGGTTAACCATCCCGCGCTTTTGCTTTCAAGATTGGATGTTCTTTTTGCCACAGCTTCAATCTTTTCATTGGTTTGGCTTAGCTGGGTCTCGAACTTTGTTATCATATCCTCGTAGGCATTATCGGTCAATGCCAGCGAATGTATGTATATATCCCCCGTAAACTTCAACTCGAAATCACCCGTTCCGTCCCATGTGCCGGAATACTCCTTCATTGCGTATTTCTCACCCGGTTCAAGACGTTCGGTGAAATGCAGGTTCTGACCGGGAAATCCTATTGTCAGCGTTCCGGCTGTAACTACCCTATACCGGAAAGAGATAAAGAACTTCTTCGGTTCTTCCCCTTCCTCATAGGTAGGCTTATTGGCTAAATCAGCATTTGACTGTTTAATTCCGGAAGAAAGAATACGAAGCACGTTTCTATCCCCATCTCTGATGATGGCAGCCATAGCATCCTTACGGGAATAGAACTCCCCATTCACTAATAAGAACTTTCCGTTTACAGTAAAGAAACGAACATCGTTCTTTGTCTCCCAACCGTTCGTATTGCTTGCAAATGCCGCATTGTACAGGTAATTATCCTTTGCCTGCACCTCGTCAAGCACTTTGGAGATTTCAGAGTAAATCAAATCTTCCAATATCTTGAACTGGGTAAGGATATTCACACCCGTTTTCAAGATAAAGTCACCAGTAACTTTATTTCCATTAGGACTGAAAGCTGTCACTTCTTTACCAGCCAAAGAATAAGAATCAATCCCTGCATATTGACGGAAGCTTGGAGTATCATTCCCGTATGCTGCCAATACGATGGCGTTCTGTCTGGTCTTATCCGTCCGGTTACCTAACTGTACAATGTCATCGCCTGCTTGTGGTGCGGCAGACCCCGTGTCACAGTCGCTCTTCGAAAGGTCTATGTAATTGTCACCTACGCTTGTTACCAGCCGCCAATAGTAGGTATTAGAGACGTTCTCATGTACGCCTGGCTTGATGTTGAATGTCTGGCTGCGGGCTTGGTCTCCTATTACAAATTCCTGAACAATGGTCTTTTCCCCGTCTGTGTTCTCGAAGTAACAGCGGTAAAAGGTATCGTATTCCTCTACCTTAGAACATGACATGGATGCGGGAGAAAGTATTATCTGACCGCCAACCTGGCGTAATCGCTGTATCAGCAACTCAATAAACGTGGCACTTTTGCGTGCCAGCATATGGTCTACTTCCAAATAGCTGTCGCCCGTCTTGCTGTCTACTTTAATGACAAAGCCTTCGCCGAGAGCACCGGAAGAAAAGTTCATGGACTGGATGTAGTCTGAAAATAATCCGCCTAAGAACTTTATTAAAAATCCAGCTTCGTCCGGTCTGTCTTTTCTTATAAAGAACTTGGATAAAGCCTCTATATCAAGAGCCTTAAAGTAGACAATTCGGTCGGCGGAAGTCCTGATGAACAGTGCTGGGTCGGCATCTGCGACGCATATATATATTTCCCCGAGATTCAGACCTTGTAAATGCTCTTCATCACTCGGAGATAAAGCAGGGGGAGCTGCCTGATTGTTTTCATTAAGAGCATCACCAAACCATAATATTTTACTAAGCCTTTTTTTCATACCTCAACCTTATCAACATTAGTAAATGCAGCTTTTTCTGCGCTGAATTGCAACATCTCTCCATCTTTGGCGTGGTCTATCAGGAATGCGGGGAAAGAGGCGGAAGAACCAGCTTCAGGAGAGCCGCCAATACCTGCAATATCGTTATTCTGTAATTCAAGAGCCATATTTATATGGAACAACTGGCTATCTTCAATAACTTGCGTCATTTCCGGAACAGAACTTTCCGAACGGACATATCTTGTCCCGTCAATTTCCACCATAGAAAGGCATAAAATACGGTTTATGTGTTTTGCAAACCAATAAGGGACACCGTTTGAATTTCCTATTGTAAGATTATATACATCATAAGGTACTGCGTATAATTCTTCTATCTCTTGCATTTGGTTGCGATATTGCTCATTATCTATTCGAGGGGAATATCCTCCAGGTTTAAATCCTGCTTCCACACGAAAATTAAATACTTGCTGAATATCATCTACCCAAAATATGTTATCAAAAGCGGAGTTATTGCTTTTATGGGAATAACGGATAAGCACAGTTTCCTCTAACAAGTCATCAGAGGAGCATACGATAAAAGGTTCTGATGTATCTTCGTTGATTGTAACCGTATATACGGCATCCTCCAAGTCTCGAAGAATGGCGTAATACATCACTACATTGTCATTATGATTATATGTGGAAAGTGATATTGGTGTAGAATTTCCTGCGGCAAGATTGTTCAGGCTCGCTGAAACTTCCTCAGAAGCATTAGTGAATACCTGTATATGGATTTTATCAGAAGCGTGGAACTTCTGAATATAGTCCATATCAAGCCCAAACTTATCTTTTACAGGTGAGAAAAAAAGAGGGCAAACATCACCAACTTTTACCATGTCTTTTCGTCCTTTTATAGTGATGTGCAACTTCACACATCATGCGCAAATATACATACTATTTAGACCAATTCCAAATAATACATTGTAAAATAACGAGTGCCTGATAGACTTATATGAAATCTCCTCATCTATTAATCCACACTCTTGACTATCAAAGAATATTTTACCGCTTCCGGTCGTCCATAATTATAGCTTGCACTTTTTACGTAGCCTTTATAGATACGCCCGTTCTTTTCCACCCGAATGTAACCCGTCAAGTCTGACGGTATTTCCAAATCTCCGGTCTTGACGGAAAGTTCTCCTACTGTGAACAGTTTGTTTCCCAATACAATACTCGACCTTTCGCTAACTCCATTGATTGTCACATCACTGTTACCGTCAGATGATGTAAACTCCAACGCGTTGGCAAAAGCACCTATATACCTTGCGTTTGCTTCAATCATAAGCCTTTGGGAATACATGGCATTGAACATAGTAGAAGGAGATATGACACCGGATATTGTATATCCATCCCTTACAAGCTTGTATTTTTCTCCGTCAAGTGATGCTCCAACAAAGAATATATCATTATCACTGTCGCTATCAGTCGTATCTTCACCTCTTTTTTCCGCAAGAAATTCCATACCATAAGCATCGGCTCTATATGGGCTAACTAATTCCAATACGTTATCTGTCAATGTAATGCCGGTGGTGTATTCATTGGTAAAGCGGAATTCATCGCGACCATTTACACTGTCGTAATCCTGTTTGTCATACCCGACTTTTACCCCCGAATAAACCAGTCCGGCATTCACATTGTATTCCAAATCGGAAGTGCTGTCCTGCAAGTCCTTTATTTCTGTATCTTGGAATAAAGTATCACGATGAACAAATGTCACCTTCTCGTCACCGATTACAGGGACAAACCCAAATTCCGCGCTCATCCAATTGGCGAATTTGGTATAAGATGTATATATTTTGGCATTGGGAAGTCCTCGTATGCTTTCTGCCGGAACTATCATCGCCATGTCTAAACGCTCATCTACTCCGGTGGCGATTTCACCCGTTACATTGTTCTTATCAGTTATAGACCTCAGTAAACGGTTAAGCAATACTTTAGGACTGATACAATCTATTTTTACAGATTTTCCACGCTCGGAAAAACTTATATTTAACGGTGTGTCAAGACTGTTGAATTTAAAATTAACGGGAAAATTTTGATATATAGGGTCAGATTTTGCAAGTGCTATATTGAAATTAATCATCTCACCTGGAGATATTGTCAAATTCTCATCAATATCGACAGTGTATGTATTAAATGTTTGAATTGTAGCGGATTGATAATATATTTTAAGCTCTTTACTATTTTCATTATAAGAGGAAAGCCGTATATATATCGGGAAGGATACGCCTGGTCTCTGATACGTAATGAATACACTGAATTTTACTTTTATTCGTATGGTCAAATCCCTGTCAGATATATTTTTGAACAGATATTCTCCGAATAGACTTTCCGTACTTTCAAATCGGTTTTCAGCCGTATCAAAAACCTCTACAATGTCCTTTGTCGCAATATCCGGTTGTCCTAACATATAAAAAGGAATAGTATAATAAGCATTAGGATAAGCAGTCATTACATGGGAAACATTAGGCTCCTCTGCGTCACTTGGTATAGACCATTTTATATCACTGTTCATCAACAATCTGTCATAATCCAAAGGTTGGGACTCCTTTATTTCTTTTACCGGATATTCATACTGCGTGCCTTTCTTTGCTTTAATCAAGCTTGCGAGACTATTGTCGACGGCATTTATTTCGCACGTCGTATCATTGTAGGAAAATGTGGAGTAGTCCAAAGCGCATCTGAACTTTTCATTTAACAGCCATGAGTTATTTCGGGTATAAAACACGAGTGTTGCGGATGAGTTCAGGTAATTCGACAAATATTCTTTCAGCAATAGCGAATAAGCGCCGTTGGCAAACTCAAATTTTGTGGAAAAACTACGAACAACTCCGTCATAATCCCCTCTCTTGAAAGACATCTCTACATCGTCCCAATTAACAAGCTCATTTGTGGCGTCATATGTCATTCCGCCTATCAACAGTTCACATCTGTAATACATATCTATTTCTTTTTTGAAGTTGAACGTATCATGGCATCTATGTCATCACACATACGCCTGACCATATAGGCATATTCTTTGGCGGAGAACGTGTTTTCATCAATGTGCATTTTTACATGAGACATTAAAGAAACGCGTTCTTTGGTAAAATATTCCCTATCCATTTTTATTTTCCCTATATCCGGAGATGTTTCCTGCAATTTTGCAAGGCGGTAATTGTCAGAAGCGGAAACGCTGCTTATCCGGTTCTTTATCTTATCATGTTCGTCCTCTCTGAATTTATAACCCAAAGCAGACATGACTTCTACAGCATCACTCCAGTTTCCGGAAGAAATGAGTTCCTGACATATGGCAAGGCAGTTTAATCGGATTTGAATTTTCAGCACTTCATTTTTCCGGTTTATTTGGGCGGAAACAGACTTTCCCCCTATTATTGATAAGTATTCATTGCATAGCTTCTCGGCCGCCAAAGCCTTTTCTCTGATACTATATCTTCCGCCTTGAACAACCTTATCAATATCCCCCAGGAATATGTCTATAAAGCGGGAAAGGCATATTTTGTTTAAGTCATTATATATCATATCTTATACTCTGCTTGAAATCCAATTGTAATCCGCAATATGGTTGGCTTTCTTCATAATCCGACCAATGTTCTGCAATTGTTTGGTATTGCTTTCCATCTTTCTTTCAAGTCGGCTGTAATCGTTGTTTACATTAACAACAATCCCCTCTTCTCTCATATTCTTTAGCTTTTGTTCCAATAAACCATAATCCGATGTAAGTCCTCTACGGTCATAGATATATGACAAATCAGGGATTACCTGCGCATGCGCCGGAAGGTCTACCAATGTCGGCTTATCAGGAGTGATAAAAAGCCCGTTATTAGTTACGATACCCTCTTTCTTGCCGCCATCACCTACTATTGCCAAACCGCCGGGATGGTCTTTTGTCCCTTTGGCGTATTTGGGAATGGGCTGGGCTATTATGGTCGCCAAGCTAACTGCTCCTTGTGCTATAATTAATGGGATTATCCCAGGAGCAGCGAATGGATTAGTCCATGCTTTCATTATAGCTAAAGATGTAGCCATTATCGTTTGTATAATATTGTTAGCCTTGTCAAACTTTGCTTGCTTCTCCTGCAATGCGGCTTTTTTCTTTTCAAGCTCCGCATTTTTCTTTGCTGTTTTATCCTTCGCGGCACGTTTACGATTTTCCGCTTCTTCGGTGGAGATTGCACCATCTTCTTCAAGTTTTTCTATTCTTTCGACTTCTCTATCATATGCTTCATCATTAGCATCTTGTTCAGCTTCCACTTCTTCCATCTTTCTTTCAAAAATAGCAGTTCCCAAATCTGCAAATCCTCCCAGTAAATCAGATATAGCTTGAATAGCTTCTGCTATTTTATCCATTTTCTTTTTATATGCTTCTGAGGCATCATCGGCTGCGTTTATTTTTGCATCCCTAACCTTTTCTGCAAGGGCAATTTCAGCTTGTGCTATCTTTTCTTTCAATTTTAATCTATCTTCTTCCGATAGACCTGGTGTATTTAGTTGTTCTTTGGCTAAATCAATGGCTAATTGTGCTTGCTTTATAGCATATTTTTCTGTTATTTCCTGCTTCTTCCTTTCATAATCTTCTTTATTTATTAAACCTTGAGAATATTGTGCAGCTGCTTCATCTAATTCTTTAGACATTGCAGCATTTATAATAACCGATTGAAAAGAATAAGATTCTTGTATTTTCTTATTCTTTTCAGAGGCGTACTTTTCTTCTAAATCTAATCGTTTTCTTTTGTACTTCTCATCAACAAGAAAAACATCTTCTCCGTTTTTTATAGCAGCATTTATAGCTTGTTCCCTTTCGTTATCGAGCAATTCCAATCTTAATCTATATTCTTCTTCGCTCCCTTTTTTTACAATGTCTAATTTATGTTCAATTTGAGACTTTTCTTTATCAAGTCCATAGGATAATTGTTTATCTTCCAAAGCTTCTTGCATTGCTTTTGCAAGATTTTCTCTGGTTGCTTGTTCTTCCTTAGAACTGCCTCTAATAGCTGCAATTCGCTTGTTATAATTCAATGATATTTTAGCAAGTTCTTTCTCTAATCCCTCATCCATTAAATCCAGTTCGGATTGTTGTAAAGCTTCACGAATGCGAATACGCTCTTTAGCGGCTTTTTCCAAAGCTTTCTTTTCTTTATCCGTTAATATTCCATTATTGCCAGCATCGGACGCGTTACTCCCTGCTAAATCAATTTTATTAAGTTGGTTTATCAATGATTCTGTAATAGACGATATTGCTTTTTTACCGGCAGCGGCTTTAGTTGCAACATCAATTTCCTCCTTAATAACACTATTTGTTCTTTTCCATGAAGTTAGAATAGTAAAAAAACCTCTATTTTTTAATTCATCTTCCAATTTATTGCGGTTGGCAATAGCTAATTGATAATCAGTATTTTCAAACTCAAGTCTTGATTTCAAAGTTTCAATGTATTCTTCTTTAGCTTTTATGGCGGCTTCATCGGCTTTCATACCAGATTGTACATATTCTTGATACAAATTTTGCATGTTTCTTGCATTCTTTTCAAGAATATTGGATTTAGCCATTTCATTTTGAGCCATAGCAACTGCTCTATTGTTATAATCATCTTGTAGCTGATTGGCGTCCTTTAATTGATTAGCTACATTCCTAATACCTCTTGCAAAAAAATCAATAACATTCTTTGCTGGCCCAGTGGATTTTTTGAAAGATAACATAAATGCTTCCCATGCCGAAGACAATCCAAGAATTGCTCCTTGTACATTATCCCCCATAGTATTTGCCATGTTCCCAAGTTCTTCTTCAACTCCTGTTATCTGTTCTCTTAAAGGGATAAGCGCATCAATATTAGTAAGCAATGTATTGAATTGAGCCACACTTCTTTTATCAGTGAGTTCAAGCGTAGTATTTAAATCCACACCTTGCTCTTTTAACTTCTTCAACCCATTCACAAGTTCAGGCAATGTTTTTACCGCTCCACCTAATGATTTAGCCAATAGTCCATTACTATCAGCAAGATTAAGGAATATATTTCTTAAAGCTGTCGCGGCCATAGACGCATCAAATCCAGAGTCTGCCAATTTCCCTAATAAGGCTAAAGTATCTTCTATCTGAAAATTGAAAGCTTTTGCCACTGGACCCACAATAGGCATCGCTGTTTGCAAATAAGAAAAAGACAAAGCGCTCTTGGTTGTAGCAACAGCCATTGCAGATACATATCGTTCCGTTTCTGATGTGTCTGCATTAAACATTCTAAGTGCAGCACCTGCAAGAGCTGCTGCTTCTGGCAACTCTGCGCCAGTAGCTTGGGCAAATTTTAAAATACCCTCCGTTGATTGCAGAATTTCATTTTTAGAAAATCCCAATTTAGCCAGTTCTATTTGTAAGGCAGTAGCTTGTGATGCTGTATATTTAGTTGCCGCACCTAATCGTTGAGCATCAGTTGTCAAGTCTTTTATATTTTTAGATGTAGTACCTAAAATTGCTGCTAATTTGCTATTTGCAGCTTCAAAATCAACAATAGATTGAGCACCTGACTTAAATAAACCTATGAGCTTTTGAAACCCACTGATAACAGCTTGTGCTCCAACCATTCCCTTTACCATAGAACCTACCCCAATTCTAACTTCATTGAGTCCGCCTGCTACATTTGACCTTAAGATATTTCCATATCCTTTGGCGACAATTCCTAAATTTTTAAACGTCTTATTTCCGTTTTGTAATTCGACTATTGCAGCCTTTATTTCGTTCTTATATGCCCCAATAGCCATCTTTTGCTTAGTATATGAATCAGTATTTCTGCGTATATACTCTGTATTCTTAGCTATCTGATTATTTAATTGCTGACGCACTTTGTTGTCTTTATCTTCTGCATCAGTAACTTGGGAAACTGCAATGCGAAGCAGTTTATTTTGCTCTTTTGCCTCATTAATAGAATGAACCTCTTTATTTGTCAAAGCAATAGCTTCTTGCGTGGTAATTTTAAGTTTCTTCTTTTCTTGATTAAGCATCTTTTGCTGCTTTAATCTTTCCGTTTCTACTTTAGCCGCTTTTAACTCTGCTTGCGCATTTAAATCATTTGCTTTAGCCTGCTCCAAAGCTTCTTTTGTGGCTTTTTGGGTCTCCTCTGCAATGTTTTTTAAAAGAGCCTTATATTCATTTTGGATGTTAGCAAGTTCTTTCTCTGTTGTAATTAACTTTTTTTGAATCTCTTCAAATAATCTTGCCTTATTAGTCAAGTCGTCATAATTAGAAACCGGAATACTATAAGATTTAGCCAGTTCTTTCCCTAACTCCGCATATGCTTTTTTAACTTCCGTAAATTTATTAGTCAGGCTGGTTAGTTGATTTAAAGCTTTATCGCTTACTACATCGGTAATTACAAACTCGTTTGCCATAAGTCCTAATTTTGAGTGCCATGCAACATCACATGGTGATACAAAGATATTGAATTATTTATAATTTTCTAAATAAGAAAGGCAAAAATGAAAATCATAAAAGGGAAGAGAAAAAGAAAAAGCCAGACATTACATCTGGCTTTATTATTTGGAAATAATCTTAAGAATACAATTAGTATATCACTGCATTTCCACTGATTATATATACCGGTAAATTAGACCTACCCTTTTCTATTTTTTCAATACTAAACGAAATAATCCCATTTGCGCCCATCTCTTTGGCTTTATTAACTGCGGATGAAATCATTCTTTCATAAGTAGGGACATAATATTTTCCAATAGATATGCTTCTTTTTTCATGCACATAGTTTCTATCTTCTTTTTTTACTTTATTTCCTGAATGAAACTCCAAATATATTGGACCTACGGGAGTAAAATCCTTATTCCCAATTTCAGTAGGATTAATTACAAAGTTAGGGTCTTTGACATATTCTCTATAATCAAGGGAATATCCTATTTCATAATAAGTGCTCTTACATGATGTTACTGATAGCAAAATCAGAAACAAAAATAATAGTTTTTTCATAAGCCTTTAAATGTTATCAGATTTTTTTATGTTACATAAAAGATATTTGTTTTAAGTTTTGTTTGCAAAGTAATTCCTAATAAATCATTTTGACAATATTTTTAACGGAAATCTTTGTAATTTAGACTGGTTATAAATAGCTTATCACTTCTTTTTCCCAAATAGTTCAGAGTGGCTTCCAAGTCTAAGAAGTTCAATCCCCGTCTGTATCAAAAGATAATTATGCTTTATATGGTGTCCCATTTTCATAAAGAAATTCAGGAGCAATGTCCGCACCGTTTGCCCAAAATACTGTACCGTCAACCCCGTAACGCTCAAACTCGCTTTCATCTTTCAGTTCCTCGAAAGCCGGATATTTCAGGAGTGGCGTTAAATCTACTTTTCTTCTTTCTCCATTGTTGAACGTACACAAAAGAGTGTATTTACCCATATATTCAGCGGATTCTACTAATAGTATCATAACCTTTATTTTTAGCGTTTAATCTTTTCTATTTTCTCACCGTTTTGCGCCTTTTCCCAAATTTCAAGTAATTGCGCTTCGTGGGTGTCTATATATTCATTTATCAGTCGGATAGTCTTTGCTGTTCCCTTACCTTCTACCATCCTATCTTTGATAGTGATAGTAAACCAGTTGCCACCGTCTTTAATGTGCAGGTGTGGTGGGTTGTGGTCTTGCCCGTACATGTATATCAGAATACCCCGAATAATGTCTATTGCGCTCATGCCTTTTCTGTTGTTGTTTTGAATGAGCCAAAATCTGTCGTATCAATAACCCCGGCATATTTACCGGAACGCGCTTCCTTAATGGCTGCAACCGTCTCTTCATTAGGTTCTGAATACATTGCATCCATTAAAGTGCTCTCTACAAAATTATTCAAACTCCTGTTCGCTTTTTTGGCATGTTCCTGCAAGATTTGCAATAAATCCTCACGCAAGCGGAACGAAGTTTGTTTTCTTACTACTGCTTCCATATTATTATTTGCATTACATTGTATTATATTGTACAGCAAATATAATACAATATTTTGGGCGACCAATCAAAAATAAGAAAAAAGTAATCCAAATAATTTATTTTTCAATAAGAGGTTTGGTATTTCAAAGATAATAGCCATCTTTGCGGTGCTTGATACAACATAATAACTCTTGGGCAAAATAAAGCGAACAAATTTTGTACAAGATATTGGGAACCCTCTAAGGTGGCAGAAAGGAAACAATCTGCGACTTCTATGCCCTGCGTATGTTGTGTCAAGCACACCTACGGAGGGTTTCTTTTTATCATAATTCGTTATAATATGCTTGACACAACGAATGAACTAATTCCAAATTTAAAAGGTATGACCTCTCTTGAAATTGCAGAGGTCACAGGTAAAAGACATGATGCTATCTTGCTAGACATCAGGAATTTACTCAAGCAGGGAGTAGCTGCCCACAATTTTGTGGAGACCTATTACACTGACAAATCTAATAGGAAAAGTCCTTGTTTCAATCTCACCCCAAAGAATGGCAATTAAGCAATATATTTAATAGAAACCTTTGTAATTTATACTCTGTCTAAATAACGAAATCCCTTTGCAGATTGACAAAATGTTGTTATATTTGCGGTGTCAACAAGTTCATAAGAGAGGTAAACTCTTATGGCTCTATCCATATAGAGTTATTTTTTTGCCAATACATATTAATAAGTAGTATCGTATAAAATTAAGATATTGCGCCTACCGAGTGGAGATACGGAAACGCCTCCGACATTAATCTTATGGATTTGTTGACAGCTCGTAGTAGGTGCATTTTTTTGTTATGTCAACAAATCCTATTCAAGTCCTAAAACAAACAGAATTGCTTGGACATCAATTCACAGTTTACGGAACCGCTGAAAACCCATTATTCTTAACAAAGGAAGTTGCAGATATAATAGAATATTCTGCAAGCAATTCAAGTAAACTAACCAATCTTGTAGATAGAGACGAAAAGGTTCGTAACATTATTACGACCCCCGGTGGAAATCAAGAAGTTTGGCTGCTAACAGAGGACGGTTTGTATGAGGCTTTATTTCAATCCCGAAAACCAATCGCCAAAGAATTTAAGAAAGGAGTTAAGGAAATTCTAAAAACCATCCGCAAGACCGGTGGATACATCGCAACCAAACAGGACGACACTCCCGAAGAAATCATGGCACGTGCACTCATAGTGGCACAGGAAACAATCAAAAGAAAAGAAGAAAGGCTAAAGCAGCTTGAAGAAAAGAACGCCAAGCTCCAGCCCAAAGCCGACTTTGCCGAAACAGCTTTCAAAGCAGAGGGCAAAGTAGACATAGGCCAAGCCGCAAAAATTCTCAACCTCGGTTTTGGGAGAAACACTCTTTTCAAGAAGCTAAGGGAAGCAGATGTGTTCTTTAAAGACAGGAACGAACCGAAACAAAAGTATATTGACGCAGGCTACTTTGAAATGACGCTGTTGCCGCCAATACGCAGAGACAACCACCCTGACATATTATGCCAAAAGGTGTTTTGCAAACCAAAAGGTCTTGCTTATATTAACCATCTATTTGGCGGAAAGCCTTCTGATGGGAAAATAGCAAAAATCAAATAGCATTGAAGCATAAACATTTACAGGTACGGAGTAATGACGTACAGCTATAACTATACCCAAAAACATATTGCCACGTAAACAAGCATAGATGCACGTTGAGGTTCGACCAACGTTCACGTTATGATACCCCGTCAGCAATACGGCTGGCGGGCAGATGGCAGAAATAACGACTAAAACAAATATTCATCTATTATGGAAATCAGCACAGCAATGATGCAACACATCCTCCGATTGACGGAAGGATATACGGATTTATTGAACGAACTTAAGGAAGTCAAGGCGGAACTTGCAGAACTCAAAGGAGAAAAGCCCAAGAAGCCGACAATTCATGAAACCAAATACCCACACATGAGTATAATAACCAGGAAATGATTGTATAAGGCGGGAGTTATCCCGCCTTTGTTCTGTTTTTAATATTTTTCAATTTAAAGGCAGAAAAATTACGGGGGTTATACAAAAAACAGTGTTCTTTTTTTAATATCAGAACCAAACATATTCAATCAGTTTCCCGTTGAACATTTCGCCTCTCGGGCAAAAATTGAAAACCCCGTCTTTCTCATAAAGGATATATACTTTCCCCTCCATCTTTGCGGCTTTTCTTGCAAGCGAACGCATCTTAGCTATATCTGCCATTCTCTTTTTGTTTTCACACGCACATCCCATTATAAACCGAATTTTCTAAAATAATCCGCAATACCTTGCTTTATATGCCTTTCCATGAATGCCTTTCTTGCATAAGAACCGACCTTGTAAATCGCCTGTCCGTATTTCTTTTCTATATCACCGCTAAAGCTTATCCCCACACTTTCAATCCTCAGTCCCTTATCTATCGGTACGGCTGTAATAGAATCGTGAAATTCACCCGTAATTATCAGGTTTGGCGTCCCTTTTGAACTTACAGGAGCGTTTATCAGCGAAGAATACATAAGCGGGGCTACCCTTTGCTTGAAAGCTGCATAGCCTTTGGCGTTCTTATACCAATACCCCGCTTCTTTGGTATTGAAATACGGGTCATTAAGGTAAGTAGGGCGTAATGGTTTATCATTTCCGTTAATACCTGACCATAGTTGTTCTACAATATATTGGGAAACTTCTTCTCTGTTTTTTACCATAATATCCCGTATCATCGGTTCAAATCCGGTAGCAAACCGTCTGAAATTTTCTTCTGCTTCAATAATGTTAGCCATAGTCAAGACAATTTAGGGGCGAATGAACGCCCCTAATTAAACGATACCACCATCATAATATACAATCATCTTTTTTCTGTCTTGCCGCACCGGAAGATGCTATATCATCGTAGATGGACGAAAGGGTTTTCTCCCTTTCTTCGGGCGGTCGGTCAAGAAAAAACACATTCTTATGTGTGTTTATGAAGTCCCTCTTCTTCATATTTCTCACCCTCTCTTCATTGAATGTCACACCTTCTACTATCATGTCCAAGCCTCAATACCTGTAATTCCGGCTTCTTGCAATACAGAGGGAGATGCAAGGGTAACGGGGCCCTCGCCAACGGTAGTAATGACCCCGTTAGCATAAGAAGCACTTGTCGCCCCGTCCAACGCGTTTTCTGCATTCTTTGCCAGTAATTCACCGTAATACTCCGTAATATCCAGCTTCCCGAAGTGCTCTATAAGTTTGTATTTTTTGTCTTCCGTTGATACCAAATCAACATAAACCAACCCTTTCAATGCATCAACGACATCAAAATCATAGGCTCTCACATCCGCGTTCTTGATATATTTCTCGTAATCCTTGAACATGGTTGCGATAGTCAAGTTGGCTTCTGTGCCAGAAGAATCCCAGTCCTGACCGCCCGGATAAACGCCGGACAGTGGAATGCCCGCCAAATCTTTCGTACCGTCATTCATTCCGTAAATGACGTTGTTCTCATCTACAAAATAAGCATCAAATGCCACATTCTTTGCCACCATGATGTTTGCTTTCAAGCTGGCATCGTAGTCCTGCAAAGTCCATACATCATTTTTAGCTGAATAGCTTGTGATTTTAGTAGGGCCGTATCCCGTAGCAGAAGTTTGAGCCTCTCCACCGGAAGGTGCATATTCCACAATCGTTTTGATAGGGAATATTCTTCCCGGACGGTCTGCATGGCAAGCCTTTTCAAAGGCTTCCGCTGTTTTCTCTGTAGGTATCTTATGACCGTGAATAGTCAGTATGATAGCTTTTATTTTACCGGGGTCAAGCACACACACGGAACTGCCCGTATTAAAAGTTGCAACGCCCGGACACTTTCTATAATCTGTTGCCATAACATTTTACTTCTTTAATGGTTAAATTTACATTTTTCATCTCGATAGCATCAATAAAATCACTGAATGGTTTCCCGTCTTCTCCTACAACCCCAACCCTGCCATATCTATAGTTTTCAATGTAGGAATGTGGAACCACATCATTGTAACTACGGACAATGTTTATGTTTTTCTTGATTTCATCCAAGAAAAGATTGTATATAGGTCGCAATACCTGCTCAAAGGAAGTCTTTTGCCGGTCTTCATTCGAATACCCTTTCAAAGTGTTTACCATAATAATAAACTCCAGGCTAACCTCTGTCTCGGCAGAACTTCTATCTTCCGTGAACGGAGAATAAAGACATATTATAGGAAACTTCAATTTACTTGTTTTGGGACTTTTACCCCATAAAGTTAATTGATTGCTTATGTAGGCCCAGTCTCCGAATAAAAACGACACATTGCTTCCGTATCTTTTCGATACCTTTTTTACAATGTCCGCAAATATATCATTTACCGGCTTCATATTCCCATACAGTTTATTTTACGCAACATACATGGATTGAAACATACACCAGCATATTCCTTTCCTTGCAAAAGTTTATAAACACGCTTGTTCATATTTACCATATCATTCCATGCCCTAATTTGCAAAATTTGTGGAGAAACAGCATCTCCGTCGGCAGAGGTTACTGTTCCCACATTTGTTACGCTGTAATTACCGTCCGCTATATACTTGAAAAATATATAGCAAGCAATAGGGCTGTATTTTTCTGATAAAATAGCAAGCAGCCTATCCCATTTATCATCAACGCCATCTTCTTTTGAATTAAGATAATCGGTAAAAGCCTTACACATATCCTCACCAAGTATACGAATCAAATATTCCTGTTCATATACGGAAATATATGATTCTATTTTGCCCAACTCCGCATCTCTTGTTATAGAGGGAGCGCCAGTGTCAGGATTTATCCCGACACTCAGCAACCCGGTGAAAGATTCGTAGTCAATTATCATACCGTATCTTTTTTCGCAGATTTACGTTTAGTGAACAACTCCTCGCAACCCAACGCTCTGGCATCATTAATCAGTTCGTTTGTTGCTTCAATTTTACCCTCGGCATAAAACTTGCTCGCAAGAGCCATTCCGACTGAAACTTCATCGCCTGTTTTATACTTCACACCATCCTTGACAAATGTTACATTATAACGCTTAGTCAGGTTTATTCTATATTCTTTTCCCATAATTATTCTCCTTATGCTTCTTGAGTGATACCTTCTATTACAGTAGAGAATGTGTCCTTTACAAATGCGGTCTTATATTGCGACTTGATATAACACATCAGCCTCTTCTCTGCGATTACAGTCACGATATTCTTGCGGAAATCGTCATTCTCCCATCCTAAGGTAATAGACAATTCCCACAAGTCACGAATGTTCAAGTATGAGAAATCACCCATGATGAAATCTCCTTGTTTTACTGCTGTGGTCGTTTCTACACGCAATCCCTGAATCAATTCATCTCCATATCGGAATGGGCGGAGATATTGACCGTTAGCATCCTTAGCCAACTGCATGGACGCGTAATCCAATGGGTTCATCAGTACAAGGTTCGGACGATAAGCCATTTCGCTGGTGGATACAATTTGCGAATATGCAGCCACAAGAGCATCAAACATATTTGGCTTCTCAACATAGAAAGTAGAGAGAGAGAATGCCGGCATATCCGATGCAACGCCTTTTATTTCTCCACCAGAGCCATTGCCTGACAAAATTCCCTGCTCTTCTTTGATTCCAAGTTTATTTACCATTTCCGTTTCAACTTCATTGACGAAGCTGGGAAAATCCGACAGCGTTTCCTCTGTAAATTTAGCAGCAATAGCCACTTTGGCAGCGGTTATTGTTTTTTCTGTCAATGTCGCATCCATCAAAGGCTTTAGCCCACCTTCAGGAACCCATGCAGCATCTCCGTCCTTGCTTGTATATTCCGCATAAACCAAAGCCCTATTATTTGTGCTTGATACATTTGCATATTTTCTAATGACGGTTTGCGCTCTCGGATTGACTGATAAATTTGGGTCAACCTCAAGTCCGTAATGCGGAGCAAGGGACCCGGAAGTAATAGTTGCAGCGTCTTTCTTTTCCAGCACAAGATTTAATCCCAACTTATTGCCGGGAGCCGACTGACAAGCCGATTTCAAATCAAGAGACATAACGCCCTTCTTGTCCGCAGCAATATACTCCTTGAGCTGTTCGTGTAGCTGCTCATAAACAGATTTAATCTTTACTTCCCCGTTTTTACCTACTTCGGTAGAAGCCTTTACACGTAAAATGGCATTCTCCAATTCATTAACCTTCTCTTCAAAAGTCTTTTTGTCAATGCCGGCAAAATCCTTTTCCTTGATGTCATTTATGGAATCAGCGGCATCCTTTATGGATTTACGCAAATCTTCCAATTTCACTTCATCCGCAAGATAGCCTTTCACTTGTTTTTCAAAGGCTTCTCCCATTTTTTCGTCCAAAGATTCAAAAAACTTCTTGTTTTCTTCGGACAAGCCGGATGTGTCCATAAGTTCTAAAAATCCTAATTTCATACCGATTTTAGTTTTAATAAATTACATAATGATTTTTCTTCCGTTTTGCCATTACTGCCGGCTTCCATCCCTTTGGGTGGAGCAGGTATAACACCGTCCGGCCTAAAAGATGCAAGTGACATTGCTTTGGCTATAATTTTTTGCAAACGCTGTTGCTTGGTTGTACTCATATTTTTACATAACAAGGAAATTTCACCGCTTAAATCCTTATAAGCGTTTTCGTAGTCTTCAATTGACTTCAACCCCAAATACTCGGTTTCTCCATTACAGCCAATTGATACCACCGATATTTCATACAGCTTAACCTCTCTAACAATCAGGGCTTCTTTTTCGTAATCCCATTCGCAATTCTCCCATACATACTCATAACCAATAGAGAATTGATTAAGCGTGCCCGACTCAAGTTGTTTTATGGCCCTATCTCCAAGTTCAATCTCATCAATGCGCGCCTCAAAATAAAGCCCTCTATCATCTTCTTTCAATTCTGTAATAAATCCCAAAGGCTCTGACATGTCGTGCATCCAAAGGAGTATAATTTTGTCATTTGCCTGGCTTTGCGGCCCTCTTTCATTGATACTTTTTGAAAAGCAACCTTTCAATAGAATATCATGAGCCTTATCCATGTTTCCGAATACAGCAGCGTATCCGCTGATAGTCCGGCTTTCGGGGCTATATTGGACATCCTTCGAGTTAATGGAGAACAATTTATACTGCATCCCCATCTTATCTTTGTATTTATTTGTCATTGTTTCCATTTTCCTTACTGTTATTGACGTTATTTTCAACAGATGCGCTGCTTGCTGCATTGTTATCAAAATCTCCTTTTGGATTATCCGGGTCAATATCTATGTATCTTGCAACTTCTATACGTGCTTCATCATGTGTTATCAAAGACTTATCTATCAATCTCTGTAAGGCATCAGCAACTTTAACCAATGTATTGGCTTCTGTCTCCTTGTTGGTTTGAAGGCATTCAACATCTGTAAAATCAATCTTAATAAAAACACCTTCCGGGCATATGGCTTTTGAAAGACATTCTGCTATCTTTCGGCTATCGGGAATGATTACGTCCTGATAAGCCTTTTTCCCGGCACTTTCAAGGTTGTCGTATTTGGCGTCCGTAAAAAGATTGGCATTTATACCCATTGCATTGGCAATCTTATCTGTACACCTCTTATCCTCTTCATGAAGTTTTAATTCATCAGCATTAAAATCAAGAGGAAGCCATCCTAATTTGTAACGTGTCACCAAAATGGGATATTCCTTGTTTACTAAGCCATAATCACGTTTAAATCTGTCCTTTATATCCTTTTCATCTTCCGAGGAAAGGGCAACATTTCCCATCTGGTCAGTATAATCATTATAGAGCACGCCTTTAGGACCACCATTTACAAGCAATGTATGGCTTGCAGACATAGAAGCTACCCAGTTTGATATAGGCTGAGAAAGGCTATCTGAAACGGACTCAAATTTGACATCAGCAGTCGTACCGCTATTTATTACTATATTGCTGTCATATATTACAAGGTATTCATAATCCTCCAACTCTAATCGAGTTCCGTTACAGTCTATATATACACTTGATATAATATTTTTCAGTTCGTATTGGCGAAACACCTTACCGGTTCCTTCCATATGGAAAATCTCAGGTGGAATTATCCACATTGCCTTAGGAGTGCTTGTTTTTGTCGCTCTAACAAGAACAATTGGACAATAGCCGAATACCTTAAGACATATTTCAATTTGCTTTACAAATGAAGAGAATGTTTGCAGCGGATTGGGAGCGTTGAGTATATTACGTATATCGGCAAATGTCCTTTTTTCATTTCCATCCTTATCTACCACATAAGGAATACCACGGGACATCATAGAACCGATTTTATCAACTACAGTGAAGAAAGGCGTACAGGAAACAAGCGCTCCGGCTTTATCCAAATTGTCAGTCATGTCATAATATACTTTCCATTTGGAACGCCTTCCAAACAAATCGGACAAAAACCAGTAGTTTCCTGCTGCATCTCTTTCTACCCGATTTACATTATCATACATCGGAATAGACTTTTTATTCTCTGGCTTCCAAAATTTAGTAAATATGCCCATATACAAAGCAGGAGTGACAGCAAATTAATGCGGCCACTCCCATATATTTAGTGTTTTAGTCCATTAATACGGTTGCGTGCAACTTCACACGCTTGTAGTGACCCTACGTGTGCAAATATACATATTATTTAGACTAATTCCAAATAACAAACATCATTTTTATGATTATTTTTTTGATTTTCTTTTTACTCTATCCGCTATACAACACAATACATACATTGCTTCATAGACATCTTTGCCGTCATAGTCCATTAGATTACGCATAAATAAGGACATTTTATTATCCCTCTTGAATTTAAAATCTCGAATTAGCCCCTTAAATGCTTCAATATAAGAAAGTTTTCCTGTATTTTCTTGCCTTGCCCACACATCACCTATTTCAGCCCTATAATCGCGTATATAATGAAGCATTGCCTGCGAAGTCTCGATGTTTACATCGGCACCAGCGACCAGCGCGGCGATTTCTTTGATGGGAATCAATTCTCCTATATACGCATCGTCCACATATATTGTATCATGTACAACATACGCTTTCGCATACAGAAAACGCCCATTAAGCAGTGGATGTATTTCTACAATTGGAATGCCGGAAAATGCGACTGTCGCAGCCTCATAGCTGTCATATTCAAAATCTCCGCGTTTTTCTACGGTTCCGGTAAGAGCATCTGCCCCATCATCATGTGCGTTTTTCCCGAACTTCCTAAAAGATTTTATCTCTGCATAAAACTCAGGAAAGAGCACTTCCCAACCTTCTGGCATATATGTAAGATTCATAACCTCAGCGGAGTGGGTAAATATTCGAACTTCCTTATTTCCCGACTGATGAAACCATTTTATTTCTGTTTCATTATTGCCCATTATGCGTGATTGCCGCTCTACGTTTCGGGCAAAACCACGTCCACCGTTATTGCTTTCGATATTAGCCACGGTTATTCCGTCCTTAGCAAGCATGGTTGCAACTTTCGGCTCCGTAACCTCCATAGGAGCGTCCGTATATAGTATGCTTAAAACAAAGTTGCCTATTTCTGTATCCACATAATCTATGGAACATAATCTGTCACTGCCCGTATCTGCGGTATCGGTATAATTTTTCCGAATGGCACGGTTGGTATATGGTATTTCCCTATAAGTCTTGAATGTACCGTACATAAGACCTTCTATAGGTGTAGGGTTCTGCATATATTGTGTTTCAAAGACGAATGGATTTATTCTATTAAGATTATGCAATTCATCCAATGTGTGTTTAAATTCCCACAAAGGAAATTCTTTCCCGTCCGCTTCTTTTTCTATGACCGGCAATGAAAGAACAGTCCATTGCCCTGGCTCTGTTTTCATAAGATAGCCGCACAAATCATTCTCATGCAGGCGCTGCATGATTATTACAATCGGGGTATTTCGGCTGTTCACTCGGTTACGGATAGTAGTTTCAAAGCGTTGGTTAACCTTTTCCCTTTTCACGTCAGACAAAGCATCCTCCGGCTTAATAGGGTCGTCTATGACAATGGCGCCGGAAAACCTTGCCCCCTTTAATATGCTATCTATTTCTTTTTCTGTTTCTTTATCATCTATATCGTCCACCTCTCCAGCGCCAAATCCCGTTATCTGTCCACCTGTTGACACCGCATATACACCACCGCCAGCAGTGGTACTCCACTTCTTTTTGCTGTCTGTTCCTCTCTTTATCTGGACATACGGGAACAGCTGTTGATACTCTTCTGATTTAACTATGTCTCTAATCTCTTCTGAATTATCGTGAGCCAAATCGTCAGAATATGAGAGATGGACAAACTTTGAGGAAGGGTTGAGTGCCAATCCGTATGATATAAAGTTCTTTACGGCTAATTCGGTCTTTCCATATCGTGGTGCAATATTGATTATCAGTTTTTGAATTTTTCCGGAAATAACATCATCCAACGCATTACATATGCGTTCATGGTGTCTGCTCACCACAAATTTGCGCCCTGTTTTACTTTTAAAGAAAAATTTTGTGTAATTGAGAACGCCCGACATACAAAATGCTTGTAGATACCGTACACCGTCCATCATAGCCTTTCTATCAGTTTCTTTGCATCCTCGACACTTATGGGTTTGCTGGTATTCATCTCTATTTCGGTAGGCTCATCAAACCCAAGCATTTTACATATACGCTCAATAGCCTTTATCTTATCATAAAGTTCTATCTTCACATATTCAACATCTACAATTTCCGGAGCATCACTTGTTCCGATATTTTTTTTCAATATTTTGGTGGATATGCTTTTTATTGCCGATTTCTCTTTGTCAGAGAGTTCATCAAATTCTTTACGCTCTATCCATGTATTGTGCATGCTGGCAATGGATGAGAAAGCTATACTGGACAATTCTTGTAGAATGCGTTCTTTAGTTATGTCTGATTTGTTTTTTTGTTCTTCCTGCAACTCTTTAACCCTTTGGGCTACATTTGGGTTAGACAACAATTTGCAAGATTCTTCCCACACTTGTTTGTCTCTCATCTTCTCGCACGAATAGGCACGACGATAAGCATCGGAAGCATTGCCGCTTTCGATGTAGTAGTTGCAAAAATTCTCTTGTTTGATTGTAAGTTTTTTCATGTCTTTTCGTCAGTATGGGAAGCATGCCACTTGACATGCTTTCGCAAAGATATGTAATTATTTGGAATATCATACCTATCTATCCGAAATAACTGGTATAATTATCGAAAATATTTATCTCCCCACTTCCTTATTACTTCTTAAAAACATTTACATAATCGATAACTTTCCGATTAGCTTTATCTACTTTTCGCATGTCAAAATGGATATAGATGTCAGTCGTTGTGCTGTTCGCCCAACTATGCCCAAGCGCGTGGGCGATTACCTCTTTGGGGACATCGAGCTCTGCCGCTACCGTGGCCCATGTGTGTCTTGCCCAATATGAAGACAAATCAGGGAATAAAGGATTTCTACTCTTTTTCCCTCCCAATCCCTTCCTTTCTGTCTCTCCAATCTGTTTTAACCCTATTCCCATACGATGTAGGAAATCCTTGTAATTTCCGTAGTCATCCATTATATTAAGAAGATAATCCTTCCCTTTGTATTTCTCAATTATAGCCTGCGCTTCCGGTTCTACTTTAATACTGTATAATTTCCCCGTCTTAGCTCTTTTATATTCAAAACGACCATTTACCAATGCAGAATGTTTTGCGTTAAACAAATCGGCTGCATTTACTCCTATGAGATAGAACATGAGCATGAACATATCCCTATATCTAATCTGGTATTCCTCACATGGATAATCTCTCAATAACCTAAGTTGTTCTGCTGTAAGGCTGCGTTTTCGGGTTTCCTCTTTCTTTATTGAAAACCTTCTGAATGGATACAATGTTGTGTACTCCTCATCAATGGCGTAGTTGAATACACTACGTATGTTCCGTAAATGAATAGCGTAGGCATTAACCTTCATCGTCTTTGCCATCCACGCTTCAAAGTTTTCCAGCCACGACTTATCCATGCTCTCAAAAGTACAATGACTATCGTATTCCTCAATCTTGTTTCTTGTGGTTGTATATATAGACTTAGTCCCCTGATTGGTTTTCTTGGAAACGAATTCATCAAGATAATAGAGAAACGTCTTTTGATTTTCAACCTTGCTACTTATAGCGTCCTCTATCAACTTCTTCAAAGCTTTGTCTGTAGTTGATTTCAACTTTTCTTGTTGCTCTAAAGTAAATATTACTGTTTCCGCCTTGTTTATTATTCCACGGGCAACTATATTTCTCGGCTTGTAATTTTGTGCACGCACAGAATATTCGTTCCCATTCCATTCTTTTTCCGATGCACTTAGCTGCGTAGCTATCATTATTTGTTTGTTGTGGAATACATTCAACTTTATCGGATAAGTACCATCTTTTTTTTGCCTTCTTTTATCAAGGTAGAATTTAACCGTTGCCAT